GCCTGAAGATAGAGACAATCACTTATGGGATGCGGCTCGCTATCCGGTATTCATGCGATTACGACATGAAAAATAGATTTTTATTTGTTTGAATTATAGCTATATTGGCCGTGTTTAGGTTAGTCAGGTGATGGCCTTTTTACAAGTCTGTGCAATATGTTCGATAACATTATAGGATATTTTTCAAACTTATGGCAAGGCAGAAATAATGGTCAGCCTCGAATGTATGGAAAGGATATTTTTATTCCTCTGACCGCTGGAGATATTTGGAAGGAGCGCAACCATATTAAAATGTTTCAGTCGATACCCGAACTGAATGCAGCAATAAATTTGAAAGGTCGTGCATTCAGCAATATGAAGATACAGCCTGTTAATACGAAAGGCAAACCTGTTGAGCATAGAGTCACGAAGATATTTGCTAACCCAAACTTCTTCCAGGGTGAAAAAGAGTTTTTGAGACAGACGAAGATATGGCATGAGATATTTGGAAACGAGTATATTTATTTATTTTATGGTGTAGGTGCAAGCCCTGAAGATGCAAAACGTATGTTCTCTTTGCCACCAAACCTTGTTACACCAGAGTTTAAAAGTAATGATCCATTTTTCCAAATAGATGACATAGAGGACAAAATTAAATATCTTTTTAAGTTTCAAAACAAGGAACTATCGTTAGATGTGAGAACAATAATCCATCTAAATGACAATAAAATAGTAGTTAGTGAGGGCAATGATAAAAATATTTTGAAGGGCGACAGTAAGATGAAGTCATTAACCCCAGCCCTTAATAACATTCGTCTGGCATACGAATCAAGAGGCGTAATTTTAAAATATCGCGGTGCTATTGGTATCCTATCATCTGACGCAAAAGATAGCGCGGGATTTGTTCCTATTGAGAAAAATCAAATAGAACAGATACAGCAGGACTATCAACGCTATGGAACAAATGAGGGGCAAGCACAACTTCTAATTACGTCTGCTGCCGTTAAGTGGCAATCCATGATGGTTAACAATCCCAAAAACCTTGGTCTATTTGAGGAGGTTGAAGAAGATTTTAATAAGATACTCGATGCTTATGGTGTACCGTCTGAGTTGATGGTAAGACAGAAAGGAGCAACGTTCGAGAACCAGAGACAGGCGCAAAAAAGTTTTTACGAGAACACAATTATACCAGAGTGCGCTGAGTGGTGCTTCGCCTTTAATCAAAAAATGTTTCAAGAATCTAATGTTAAGTTAATTCCAAGTTTTGCGCACATGCAAATATTCCAGGAGGACATTAAAGCGAAGAGTGAAACATTGAATACAATGGTTAACGCGCTTTCCAAATTGTTGATGGATAGCCAAATCAGTAAGCAGGAATATAGAGAAGAGTTGAGCAAGATAGGCATAGGAGATGGTGCTGCGGTTCCCGATTTAGAAACAGAGGACACGTCACTATTAAAAACTCAAGAGGCACAGGCACAGTTACGCGGAAGTGTGGGAGGGGTACAGGGCATACTCGGAATACAGGCAAGTGTGTCTGCTGGAACAACAAGCCCGGAGGCAGCAACCGCAATGCTTGAGTTAGTATACGGATTTACAACATCAGAAGCGAATCGTTTAATATCTAATCCAAAACAAAATGAGCAAGAATAGAAGTAAGCCGCAAGGCACGGCTGAGGTAACACCCGATGAGTTGATTGATAAGGATGGTAACACTGAAGAGAATGTTACCGAAAAAATCAAGAAAACGCTGCAAAGTAAAACCATTTCAAAGCGAAAGCGAATGAATCTTACAGCAAAATTGAACGAAATTGAAAACGAGTAAGCCATTACCTCCAGTAGTAAAAGAAAAGCTGGACATAAAAATAAAGCAGTTGAATACGCAAACCACCGTTAAGAAATGAAAATTAATAAAGAGCAATTCGAAGGTGATCGCCACAAAGAGATCAGATATGTGGTAGTGAATAAAGCTGCTTTGTTGAAGATGAAAGCCTCAGAAATAAAGAGGAGCGAACCAGTATCCACGAAGCTGTCTATTACTAAGGTGTCATCAAATAAATCATTTTTGTTTGAGAATGACGAGAATGAAGGAACTTTGAAAAGGACGATAGTGGCCAATACATACAACTGGATGGATACCCATGATGACGTATTGCTAAATGGTGTGTTTGCTAAAAGTATTAAGGAGCGGGGAGCCAATGCCCCTCATCTACACGATCACGTATTTGAGTTAAGTGCTAAAGTTGGTAACCCTATTCGATACTATGAGGCTGCGATCAACTGGAAAGACGTAGGACTGGATATAGTAGGCGCAACAGAAAGCCTATTTTTGGAAAGCGAGATTTTAAAAGAGTATAACAGTCTGGTATACAATGAGTACTTAAAGGGGCGTATAAATCAACACTCAGTAGGATTACGTTACATTAAGATGGCCTTAGCCGTTGATGATAAAGACTATGAGGACGAGTATAAGATATGGAAGTCTTATATAGATCAGATCGGTAACAAAGAAAAAGTACAAGAGCAGGGTTACTTCTTTGCCGTTCGAGAGGCAGAGTTGATTGAGACCAGTGCCGTACTGTTAGGAGCAAATGAGTTAACACCAACAATGTTTCAGTCGACCGGAGAGGACACTGGGAAAAGTAAGTCACAGAAACCTGTACTTGATACAAAAGCATTGTTCAACGCATTTGCAGAAGCATTAAAATAAATTTCAACCTAAAATTAAATCCATCATGGAAGAAAAAGAATTACAGGCACTACTGAAGGACATTGGTGCTAAAACAAAAGAGACGGTAACCACCGAAATTAAGGCCGCTCTTGACGGAGTTTTCAAGGTTGCTGACCTTGAGGCAAAGTTCGAAACGCTCGGACTAAAATCCGATACGATTGCAAAGTTAACTAAGATGGTAGAGACACAAGGTGAGGAGATGCGTAAGCACTTCGAGAAAGGTGTTAAGACCGAAAACAAATCGTGGGAGGAAGTTTTGGAAGAAAAGAAAGAGGACATTTCCAAGATGTCTAACGCTTCCCAAAACGAACGTTTCAAAATTGAGTTGCCATACCAACGTAAGACACTGATCCAACGCAGTGCAGCAGCATCTAACACATTGGCAATGCGTTTGCCAGATGTTGGTGAGATCGCGTACCAAGGTAATGTGATCTCATCTTTGTTCCGCCAGGCAAGTATGGGTCAGGGCATGAACGGAGTAATCAGATACATGGATCAGAACGCTATCACCCGTAATGCTGCTACTGTTGCCGAAGCGGCAACGAAGCCTGAGTCAGCAATCGACTGGATTGAGCGGTTATTGCCAATTCAAAAAATAGCGGATTCAATTCCAGTAACAAAGGAAGCGTATCGTGACTTGCCGTTTGTGGCATCCGAAATTGACCGACTGTTGAATATCAACCTCGCGTTAAAAGAAGATCAGCAACTTTGGTCAGGTACTGGGGTGTCCCCTCAATTGGCGGGCGTGAACACAACCGCAGGAGCTGCTGACCTTACGGCCTTTGCAGCATCAATCGAGAGTGCTAACATTTACGATCTGATTGCAGCCGTTCGGGTGTCTATTATGAACTCCAAGCAGAGCAAATATGCTCCTAACGCGGTTATAATGAACCCCGTTGATATTCTCAAATATAAACTTACAAAAGCAACTGACGGGCATTATGTATTGCCTCCTTTCGTAAGCGCAGATGGGATGATGATTGACGGTATCCGGGTTGTGGAGTCTTCTCAGGTAACAGCAAACACATTACTCGTTGGTGACTTCCGTTACGGTACACAGTACAATCTTGACGGTATCACGATTGAGATGGGATACGTTAACGATCAGTTTATTAAGAACCAATGGACGATATTGGCAGAGATGAGAACTGCGTTACTTATCCGTAATGTGGACGCAGATGCTTTCAAGAAAATTGTAAGTATCTCAGCTTCATTGGCTGCTTTGGAAACACCATAACACAAATCTTTTTAGTATATGGCATATCAACAATTTGTTACCAAGGATAATTTTAACGTAGAACCATACGTGCTGACAATCAGGACGGATCAGGTGCCTGACTTCGATGCGTTCATATTGAAGAGACAGGATGAGGTGTTGAAAAAACTTTTTGGTATCAAGTTGTATAACGCATTTAAGACTGGACTTGACGCCATTTTACCAGAACAGCGTTGGTTGGATTTGCGTGACGGCAAAGAATATACAGTATACTCTTACGAGTATAAATGGAATGGAATGGCGGATATGCTAACACCGTATATCTTCCAGGAATGGCTGTCAGCAAAGGCGACAAGTGTTGTAAATATTGGTGGAGTGGCGCAAGCAAATTCTGAAAATGTAGTTACCGTTAATCATTCGCACAAAATTTCAACAGCCTCTTTAGATTACAAAAATAAATCTGAAGGTGAAATTTACTGGTTCGATAACTGCTTATTCGGCTATCTGTATTTTTCAGATGGGGTATACGATGCAGATGTTATACCAGAGTACATTCAGCAGTATCTGTTGATGTATTGGCAAAGGGTTAGTGTTAAAAATGCCTTTGGTATATGAAAACAGGCAACTATATTATCGAGAGTATCGAATCCATTGTAACGAGCTTACAGGTGAATGGGATACCAAATTTTCTTTATGGACACAGAAAGGAAATTAATAATAGGCTGCTTGAACAAAATACCATTACTACTAAAAAGGAAATTCGTTATCCGTGTATTGCTTTACGTTTGGATATTCCAGAATTTATAAAAGATGGGATGATAGAAGTAAAGCTGAACATTGCAATACTATCTTACACCGACAAGGGCTACTATGCACCGGAGCGTATTGAGAACGTTTATAAACCAGTTCTTTATCCTCTGTATAATAGTTTTATGGAGGCTCTGGTAAACTCTGGACTCTTTACATGGGATCACAAATTAGATGGCACTATGCCGGAACATACAAAGGTGGATCGTATGTATTGGGGAATAGCACAGGGTGAGGGCAATGTTTCAAACATTTTTAGCGATCCCTTGGACGCTATTGAGTTAATTGATTTAAAATTAAAAACAAGAATAAACTGTTAAAAATATGGCATTAGATAACTGCGATATTTCGCAAAAACAAAATTTAGGGGTTACGAAGTGTAAGACACTTCCACAACTGCCGAAGGGAATGATTACTACCCCGTTGAATTGGGCAATACCAAAAGCGACTGTTGAACTGGGTGCAGATGCTATAAAGGCTTATCTGCAAAGCGCACTTCAAGCAGGGATTGCACAGCGTGTTTACTACTGGCCGAAATTTGTAGGGTTTGAAAACGCAAGTGAGGAGGCTATCTATGAAGAATCACCATTAGCGGACTTGGTTGTAAGAGACGGCAAATATCGTTTCCGTTTTCAGATTAAG